TTAATAAAGGTCTTGAAGAGTCTGGAAAAAAGATAGAAGGTATTAGAGGTGTTTTCGAAAGAGTTAGAGAAGAGATAGAACTTAACACTATTGAAGTAAGTAAAATGCAAAAGGAGGTTGAAAAGGCTAACCTAGAAGCAGAAAAATTAAAAAGAAATATTTCTCCTTTCAGAAAAGAACTTGAAAAACTAAACGAAGATTCATTAAAGAAATTAACAACTTTATCAAAACAAGCATTTGAAATATTCGAAATGGGTATAAAAGGAATATCAAAAGGTATTGCTGAAAGTATTGTCTTGGGTAAAGATTTTGGAGATACATTAAAAAATATAGCAGATACAATACTAATAAAAATTATTTCAGCAATGGTAGAGATAGCATTAAAAATAGCTTTACAGATAGCTTTAGAAAATACAACGATAGTTGCTCTACTTACAAAATTAGGTATTGAAAAACAAATAACTGCAGAAAAGAAAAAACAAAATGATCAACAAAAAGCGGCAAACAGAGATAGTGCAAAAACAACTTTTTTAAGAGTTGCTTCAACTTTTTTAGGTAATGCACAAGGAGGAGCTTTAAGAAAAGGCGAACCAACAATTGTTGGAGAAAGAGGAGCTGAATTATTTATACCTAATTCATCTGGTCAGATTACCCAGAACGCAAGAGGTTTAGGTGGAGGTAGTGTGAATGTTAACTTTACTATCAACACAATAGATTCAAGAGGCTTTGATCAAGCGTTAGTAGAAAATAGAGGTACTATTACTTCAATTATTAACAACGCTTTAGCAGAAAAAGGAAGAGGAGAGATAGTATAATGTCAGGTGCTTTTCCTATATCTAACGCTAAATTTGAAACTATGGGTATTCAATCTATTCAGAATACTATAATATCTAAATCTTTATCTGGTAAAAAACTTTCAAGACAAATAGATGGCCAAAGATTTGGGTTCACTGCAAGAATTATTACAGGAAAAAGATCAGATGTTTATGGAGAGCTTATGGCCTTTATAATGAAACAAAGATCAGGAAAAGAAAATTTTACAATCATTCCACCAGAAATAGAAGATGCAAGAGGTAACGAAACAGGAACAGTATTAGTAAATGGTGTACACGCAGTTGGAGATACTACTATTGCTATGGACGCTTTTGCTAGTGATGGAGCTGGTAGATTTAAAGCTGGAGATTACATTAAATTTGCCTCGCATAATAAAGTCTATATGGTGGTTGAAGATGTAACAAGTTCCTCTAATGCGGCAACAGTAACAATAGAACCGCCTCTTACTACTGCACTCGCAGACAACTCAGTTGTAACTTATGATAATGTTCCTTTCACAGTACATTTAACGAATGATATTCAAGAGTTTGGCGCAGTTGGAGCAGATAAAGATGGAAATTTATTATATAAATTTGAATTAGATGTTGAAGAAGCATTATAATGGCTAAATATTTAGTCAAACATTGGATTAATGTTGATGTTATTGCTGAAAAGATTATTGATGAAAGCGAGATTAACACTACAACAAATGATCTAGGAAAATACAAAACTCCTGATGGAACTTTCAGTTATGTTATGATAAAAAATAGTGAAAAAATAAATAGAACAACTTACGAGAAATATGACGAGAACATTAACAACGGCAGTCAAAAACGAACTAGCGACGAATGAAATCAGACCAGTACACTTAATTACTATTGGTTTTGGAACACCAGTCAATATTACAGATAATGGTTTTAGTCTTACTTCATCAATATCAGGATCAAGTGTAACTTATACACCTTCATCATTTTTAGTTTCTATACCATCATTTACAGAACAAACAGATGTTACAAAAACAAGTTTAACATTAGCTTTGTCTGGTGCAGACCAAACATTTATATCAACTTGTTTAAACGAAAACGTTATTAACGATAGTGTAGATATATTCAGAGCTTTTTTAGATACTTCTAGTGCAATAATAGCAGATCCAATATTGTTATATTCTGGTAACATAGAGACTTTCCAAGTAGATGAAACTGAAACTGAATCAACAGTTATTTTAACAATAGTTTCACATTGGGCAGATTTCGATAAAAAATCTGGTAGAAATACAAATAATAATTCACAACAAAGATTTTTTAACACAGACGTAGGTTTTGATTTTTCTAGTCAAACAGTATTAGATTTAAAATGGGGTAGAAAATAATGGGATTAGGAAGTAGTTTTAGAAGAGCATTCAAATCTGTAACAAGAGTTTTTAAAGCAGTTAAAGCTAGTGGTTTTTTAAAGAATATAAATCCTTTTGTAGCTTTAGGTGTATTTGTAGTTGGTTGGTTATTTATAAGATCAATGAGAGATCCTGACCTTCCAGATTTTGGTACTAATGATTTTGAGGAAACTGAAAGAGGAATATTAGTAAACAAACAATCTAATAATGCCGCAATACCAGTAGTTTATGGGGAAAGACTGATCGGAGGCACAAGGATATTCATATCTACTTCAGGAACTGATAACGAGTTTTTATATGTAGCTTTAGTATTATGTGAGGGCGAAATAAATTCAATAGAAGAAATAAGAGTTGATGACAAAGTTGTAACATTTAGTGGTGCTTTAACTGATAACACACAAAGAACTGTTGCAAGTTCAGATAGTAATTTTTATAAAGATGGAGTTTCATACATTACTGTTGAACCACATTTAGGAACAGACGGACAAAGTGCTTCAAGTTTATTATCTACATTATCTAGTTGGGGTTCAAATCATAAACTATCAGGAGTAGCTTATTTAGCTCTTAAGTTTAAATGGAATCAAGATATATTTGGTGGTATACCTATCGTTCAAGCTAAAGTTAAAGGTAAAAAGATTGTAACACTAGCTTCAGACCTATCAGAACAAACTGCTTCTTTTTCTGCAAATCCAGCATTTTGTCTTTTAGATTATTTACGAAACGAAAGATATGGTAAAGGTATTGCAACTGCTAATATAAATTTACAAAGTTTTAGAGACGCTTCCGTAATTTGTGATACACAAGTAACACCATTTTCAGGAGCTAGTGATATTAATTTATTTGATTGTAATGCAGTTTTAGATACTTCAAAAAAAGTTATTGATAATGTGAGAGAAATTTTGAGAGGATGTCGAGGATATTTACCTTATGTTCAAGGTAAATACAAAATTGTTATAGAAACTACGGGTACGGCCTCAGTATCTTTAGACGAAGATGATATTATTGGTGGTTACTCTTTAGTATCTCCTACGAAAAATACAAAATATAATAGAGTTATTGCAACATTTATAAATCCAGATCGTAACTTTCAAGCTGATCAAATAACTTTTCCTCCAACAGACGATAGTAGTTTAGCGACTGCAGATAAACACGCAACAATGAAAACTGTAGATGGAGGGTTTCTTTTAGAGGGAAAATTTGACTTCAAGACACTAACCAGTCCGTACCAAGCAGAAGAGATGGCTGAAATTATTTTGAGACGTAGCAGAGAATCTTTAGGCCTTTCAATCATAACAGGATTTAATTCTTATCAATTACATATTGGAGATATAGTTAATATTAGTTTGTCATCATTAGGATTTACAAATAAAGCATTCAGAGTTGTTGAAATGACTTTTAATGAAGATTACACAATAACTTTACAACTTGTTGAACATCAAGATAGTCATTATACTTTTGCAACAAAAGGCCAAGTTTCATCAACTCCTTCTACGAGTTTACCCAATCCTTTTGTTATACAACCACCAGCAAGTGTTACATTATCAGACCAACTGATAGAATATAATGATGGAACTGTAATCGTTGCTTTGGATATTGCGATAGGTGCTTCTCCTGATTCTTTTATAGATTTTTATCAAGTAGAATATAAATTAAGCACAGATTCTGATTTCATTATATATGCTCAGGGTTCAGGACTTAATCATAGAGTTTTAAATGTAATTGACCAATCAACTTATGATGTAAGAGTAAAGGCCGTAAATACTTTTGGAGTTTCATCAACTTATGTATCTGCACAAAGACAAATAGTTGGAGCAATATTACCACCATCAGATGTTGAAAACTTTACTTGTAATGTTTCAGGTGCAGATGCACATTTAAGTTATGATGCCGTACCAGATTTAGATTTAGCATTTTATCAAATAAGATTTTCTAATAAAACTGACGGAACTGCTGAATGGCTTAACTCAGTTAACCTTGTAACAAAAGTTTCAAGACCAGCAACATCAATAACTGTACCTGCTCGTGCTGGTACATACTTAATTAAAGCCGTAGATAAACTTGGAAATTTTAGTTCAAATGCAACTGCAATAATTTCTAATGTTGCTAGTGTTACTAATTTTAATGCAGTCCAAACTGTAAACGAACACCCTACTTTTGCTGGTACTAAGAATAATGTAACTACTTCAGATAATTCAATAATATTAGAATCAAGCGAATTATTTGACAGTGCAAGTGGTAATTTCGATGATGAAACAACTAGATTTTTTGATTCTGGAGTTGCCAATGCAGATTTTTTATCTACAGGAAATTATGAATTTGCTAACGTAATAGATATTGGAGCAAAACATACAGTTAGAGTTTCTGCTTCTTTAACACAAACTGCAAGAAACCCAGACGATCTTTTTGACAATAGAAGCGGATTATTTGATAGTGCAAAATCTAACTTTGACGGAGACACACCAGCTAATTGTGATGCACATTTAGAGATTGCAACCTCAGATGATAATTCAACTTTTACATCTTTTCAAACTTTTGTTATAGGTAACTACACCGCAAGATATTTAAAATTTAGACTTGTTTTAACATCAAGCGATTTAGCTTCTACTGCAGTTGTCTCAGAAGCGACAGTAACAGTAGATATGCCTGATAGAGTATTTAGTGGAAATGATATTTCATCAGGTACAGGAACTAAAACAGTTACATTTACAAGTCCATTCAAATCTGCTAGTTATGCAGTAGGAATTACGGCAGAAAATATGGCAACAGGAGATTTCTTTACAGTAAGTAATAAAACTGTTAGTAGTTTCGACGTTTTATTTAAAAATTCAAGTGGATCAAATGTTTCAAGGACGTTTGATTTTATTGCAAAGGGGTTCTAAAAGGAGTATAAATAATTATGGCACAAGCAACAGATTTTACAATAGCAAATGCAAGTTTCCCTACTGTTAGATCAGATATTAATACAGTACTTGCGGCTATCAATTCTAACAACTCAGGTACTTCAAGGCCAAGTTCTGCAACAACAGGAACAATCTGGCTTGATACAACAAATGCTGGTTCAAATAGTTTATCATTAAAATTTTTTGATGGTTCTGACGACATAACTTTAGCAACTATTGATACTTCAGCTAATACAGTTAATTTTATTGATAGTGCAGTCGCATCAGATCTCGTAAATGATTCTAGCCCTCAACTTGGTGCAAACCTAGATGTCAATGGAAATGACATAGTATCTACATCAAACGCAGATATAGATATTATTCCAAATGGTACAGGAGATGTTAATTTAGGTGCTGACACAGTTCAGATTGGCGATAACAATGCAAACGCAACATTAACAACACAAGGTACAGGAGATTTAATTTTAAACACAAACAATGGCACAAATGCTGGTAATATTACTTTAGAAGATGGTGCTAATGGTCATATTCAATTTACAACAAACGGAACAGGAGCAATAAAATTTAATGATCTTGCTTACTTTCCACAACAAGCACTCACATCATCATCGAATGCAGTAGCTTGGGATTCTCAAGCAAAACCAAACGCATATCATTTAACAACAGAAAACACTACTTTTGCCGCTCCTAGTAATCCTGTAGAGGGTGCTTTTATTGCATTAGAAATAAATTACGATGGTTCACATACAATTGCATTTAATACTGTTTTTGAGTTTGCG